TTATATATACGCATCACAAGTTTATACAGCACAATGGTTAAAATTGGATGATTTTACAGGTTTGAGGCGAGAAGATACAATTATATCTGAAGGAACTAATTGGACTTTTGGAGAGCAAAGTCCAGATAGTTCTAATCCTTATATATGGAATGGGTTTCCATTAAACGATAATGAATCTCAACCATTTAATGAGAATACTATAATTCATTGGGAAGATGCTAATATAATCCGAACGGGAATTCCTTATAAAATAATTTACAACCCTGTTAGTACGCGTTATCTAAAAGGAATCGAATAAGTGCATTTTATTCCTAAATCTAACTGGAATTATTTTACTCGATTATTTCAATTCTAATAAACTTCTTCACACTTTTAACTTTTTCGGCAGATAGATTCACTTCAATCTCAATGGTTCCCCGAAAATCTTGTTGGAAATCTACTGGTATAGATGCATTCAATCTATCGAAAGTTGTTCTGTGTATATTTAATGTCTGCTTTCCTACTCCTCCATTTACTTCTGTATTTGATTTAGCTTTGAATTGTAATTTTACATATTCGGCAATTGCACTTCCAGTGTTTATAGTACCTAAAAGAACATTAAAATATCTACGATCTGTCCGACCTAAAATCTGTAATGAAGTAGAATCATGATTAAGTCTTCTTGCAAGAAAATTCCTTGGTATTTTTGCTAATGTATATCTGTTAGGATTCCCCCAAATTTCAGACACCTGATTGGTCTCGTCATTATTTAACTCTCTAACAAAAAATCCAGTTTCGTTAATTGAGATTGTATAAGTTGGGAGAGAACTTTTCATAAAGGACTTTTCAGGCAGTGTAATATAAGAATAAGGTGGATAAATTCCTCTTTCATCGGGCTTTCCTTCCTTAATTTTCTGTACTGAAACAAGAATTTCCAATATTGGTTTTTTTGACTTTTCAATTAAATAATCTTCAAATTGGCTTTGAGACATATTCAGATTTTTCTTTGCCAGTAAAACAGTCTCATTTAATAATTGAGCTTGGTTCTTTGCTTCAGAAAGCATTTGTTGAAATGTTTCTTGACTTTCAAGTCGTTGTTTCTCACTTTGTTTAACCATTTGCTCTAATGATATTCGACTGGCATCTAACGTCTTTTGTTGTTTTTCTAAAAAAAACTGTTGTTCCTTGGCTCCGTCTCTTGCTTCTTTTAATTGTCTTACGGCTACAAACCAGGAACCAACCCCTGCTGCTAAGGAAACTATTGTAATTGCTACAGTAGCAATTTTACTGATAGTTGAGAGATTGGCTAGAATAAATTGGAATATTCTGACGAATGAAATGTATGGAAGTAAGTTGTAAACAAAAAAGATTGCGATAACAGCAATTATAATTTTGGGGACAAAGTGCATCTAAGAATTATTATGGTTTACGATCTTGCAATTTGCAAATATTATGTCTTTTACTTAACTAAAATTATTCCACATCCTTGCAGAAAGATATTGAATAATGCAGCTAATCGTAAAGGAAGATAAACTTCAAAAATACCGGGACCATGTTCAGAATGGTCTTGACCTGACTGGCAAGGATAAGGAGATGTTCGACCGGTTCTTTTTTGCTTTCACAAACTTATTGGATGGACTAAGCGAGCGCAAAGTTGTTGAGCTGCTTATGTTCTGTCCTGCTCCACTTGGCCAGCTCGGACAAAGCCAGGCTTATAATATCGTTAATGGCGCTCAGGAAATCTTCGGAGCGTTGGATTTTGGCAACACTAAAAAGGTTGCACAACGATACATCTATGCTACACGGTTGGAAGAAATGTCAGAAACAATAAAGGAATTGGCCCGTAGCATGATCGAAAAATCTACAAAAAAAACCCTTGACGAAAATGGCAATGAGCAGTATGTCTGCGGTATTGAGGCCGAAAAAGAAGCCGGGGTACTTCTGGAAAAATCAGCCAACGTATTAATGAAAGCCGCCAAAATCAAAAGCCTTCTGGATAAAGACAAGGTGGAAAGCCCTAACAAGTTCGTTGTGGCGCCTAATATCATTTTTACAGATGATATGGCTGCATTGGACTTAATTAAAGAAATTAACGATATCGAATTCGAAGATGTTACAGGAAACGGAGCAGAGACTGAGGAAGGGGAAACTGAAACAACTGGCTCAGAAAGCTAATATTGTTTTTCTTGCCACTAAGCAGAAAATATTTTTAAACAGTCGGGCCAAAAGAAAAACGCTTTTAGCCGGCCGTGCATTTGGGAAAACTTACCTGATGCTTGTTTGTGCAGGATATATGGCAAAGCTATTGCCCAGGGCCAGGTTCTTTTTAGCGGGTCTTACATTCAAACAGGTATTGGATATCGTGCTGAACGATTCAACTGATGCTTGGGGATCAATGGGCTGGTATGAATATCATGAAAAGGTGAACCCATTTGGTAATTACGTATTATTCCGGGAACCACCGGCTGATTGGCCACGTGCCTATAAATCGCCAAAATCTTTTGAAAGATGTGTTTCCTTTAACTCCGGATTTTGTTTGCAGCTTCTTTCTTTTGAGAAGCCAGATAGTAATAGAGGCCATAATTTTGATGGGGGCCTAATTGATGAGAGCGCAATTTTTAAGTCGGAGTGGGTTTCAAAGATCTTGATGCCTACTCTCTATCGCGCAAACACCTGGCGTTTCAAAGACAATTACCTTCATAATTCCTTTTATGACTTCACTTCTAATCCTTGGTTCCAAGCTGGTAAATGGGTTTTTGAAACGGAGGAATTGATGAAAAGGAATCCTGAGAAGTATCTTTTTATTGAGGGAACTGCTCATGATAACCCAACTCTTCATGAAGATTATATAAGCAATCTGGAAGAAACAACCGAGCCACTTATTTTTAGAGTAGAAGTTCTAAACGAACGTCTGGCTAAATTACCGAACTGCTACTATCCATCCTTCCAAATTGAAAAGCACTGCACCAGCAATACGTTCACGTATGAACAGAATGCTGATGGTATTTGGCTACCTTCTTTTTCAGACTATGATCCTAACAAAGCGCTTGAAGTAAGCCTGGACTTTAACAATTACATCTGCTCCTCCATTGTGTGCCAGGAAGTACCTAACAAGTTCAAGGTATTGAATGTGATCTATGTCAAGCAGGCAAAAGAGAACAAGACATTGGCTGAGAGCCTGGCTCTGGCCATTGTCGCTGCATATCCTGACCAGATCCGTAAAGACCTGATCATCTATGGTGATGCGTCGGCTAACAGTAAGAGTGCAGGATCTAACACAACATTCTTTGCCCAGGTATTTGCAGAGCTGCGGGCTGCTGGATGGAAGGTCATACCGCGGGTACTGAAATCCAATCCGGAACACAAGGATAGATTTGCACTGATAGATCGGATCCTGGCAGAAGGTGGTACGGTGTTCCCAAGGCTGCGGATCAACCAGAATACTTGCAAAGCTCTGATCATATCCATGCAGAACAGTCCGATCAGTAGCAACATGAAGAAAGATAAGTCAAGCGAAGGAACAAGTATTCAACAGGAATACGCAACTCACTTGTCCGATTGCCTTGACTACATTCTGTACTACAAGTATGCAAGCAGCAAACCGAAGTCTTCCGGAACGAATCGCATCCGTTGGATCGGCCACTGATGCCGTACCGATCGGTGGAGTAGCGGCGAGTGACTGGATGTAGTCACCGCCTTTAAGATATCCCGAATTTTTGCTTTCGGTAATTACCGAAAATGGAAAGGGTGCCGCCTACCCCAAAGGACCTTTGGAAAAAAAAACCTCCGTATCGAATGTTTTTGAATTTAAGTCATTGAAGATCAATCCAAAGCTGAAAATGAAAATTGGAAGGAATTTTCTGTCTTTTCAGCCGGTAACATCGGAGGTTAGTTTTGATTTATGGATGCAATAAGTATTGACACTTTTTTCAAGTTACTGCACGATCCTGCTAACCGTGGCTTCGATTTGAAGTACAGGAAAGTAAATGGCGTGTTTGGAATGAAAAGGAATCTGGGCAAAAGTGGGAAACGATTTGAGAATAAAAGCACCAAAGGGAAACTTCGGTATGATCTGATCCAGACCGGAGCTGTCTTGCTGGAAGATATCGATGGACTTGGGACACCGTTCACGCTCCGGAACCGGTTGCTGATTGCCATCAGGTTGCCGGGAGCAGCTACCTGGCTCAGAATAATTCACAAAAACTACTGAAGTAATGATCAAAAGAATTGAGAATAACCTTTATCACCTTTCCGGAGCAAATGCGATGGCAAAAGTGATCAGCACACCAACGATTGATGTTGTTACGGATAAGTCAACTAACAGCGGTGGGCAAAAGCCAAAAGGTGACGTGGACTATATTCCCTGGGGAGAAAAAGACGATATGGCCATTGAGCTACTCCGGATGTGCTGGAATTCGCCAACTAAACCGCGCCTGATGGACCAGGCAAAAGAATTTATCCTTGGAGCTGGTGTGAAATTAATGTCTGTGGACATTGATAAGGATGGAAAAGAGATTCGCAAACTCGTAAAAAATTCAGAGTTGAGTCAATGGCTAAGACGTAAACAGGTGTATTCCAGATATCTGGAACTGGCAGCACTGAGTCTTACTTTTGCCGAAATGGCTTTTATCCGTTTTTCTATCCTGGACGACGGATTTGTTGAGCTGGAAACTATTCAGCCTACCAAGGTAAGGTTTCAGAAACCAACAAAAGGCAGGCCGCTGGACAGGGTTTTAATTAATCCTTACTTCGGTACCGGCAAAACAATTAGAAAGGAAGATACTGTTTCTGTTCCAATTTTTGATCAGGAATATCCGGAGAAATGGCCTGAAAGTATTATTGTTTTGAAGAAAGCTCAGATAGGAGCAGACTTCTATAATCAAGGTTTATGGTGGGGAACAAAAACCTGGACGCTTGTAGATAACATGGCTCCGGAATACCATCTTTCAGGTCTTACTAATGGTTATAACTTCAAATTGTTAATAGAAATTGATGAAAGTTATTTCATAATAGCAGACGAAGACCGTGAAGATGAAAAGGTAAAAGAAGCCATTGAAAAGCGCAAAGATGATTTCATGGCCCAAATGGATGACTATTTATCTGGTGTAAAAAATACCGACAAGGCATTGGTTCTCATTGGAGATATCATGGGAGAAGCAGGTAAGGATAAGAAGCTGATCCGGATTACAACTGTCGACAATAAAATGACAGATGACGCTTATATGAATATCATCAAACAAGCCGGTGTAAAGCAAGCGCAGGGACATGGTATTTTACCATCATTGGCTGGGATCAGTGAAGGTGATAAACTTGGTGGATCCGGATCTGAACTGATGCATTCGGTAATGTTTCAGGTCCGGTATATGACGCCATCGTACCGACGCCTTTTAAAAGGTCCGCTCGATAGTGCTCTGGAAGTGATGGGGCATAATCTGGAAGAATTACAATATCATTTTAGTGATATTGAGATGACAACATTAGACGCTAACCCTACCGGCCAGCAGGCTGCAACCGCTAATACACAATGAGATTTTTAAGAGCGCTATCTGAATTCTTAACACAATTATTTTTTGTAATTGTCAAGTTCCTGGTGTTCCTGACAATTTCTCCAATCACCATATTTAGGTGTTTACCCAGGATCTGGAAGTACAGATCCTTTCGTGCCGGCTATGAAAAGTTTCTGTGGATATGGGGTGCTTACTGGAATAAATTTAAAATGTAAATTATGGCTCAGCTACTTCAATCCGATATTATTAGCCTGGAAGAATATATTCATTCCTTGGTAACTGCGGATCCGGAAATAAATTCTTTTGTATTGGAAACGGGATCTAATCCATTCGAGATGACCCGATTCGACTCGGAAGCAAAAACAAATAATTTTAGTTATCCGGCGCTGGCTATGCTAATGCCTGTTATAACTGGTGACGATAATGAAATGCACAACTTCGAAGCTAAGCAGGAAGTTGCTATTGCCATTTTGTATCCTGCTGACGATACTCACCAGAAAAAATTGGAAGCATATAAGAAAGCTCAGCTCGCAGCCTGGCGTATTCTTAAATGTTTGAGACGTGATGCAAAAACCGGCAGCTTCCGAATGGATAAAATGAGTTATAAAATGGCTCCATTTGAATATGGAAGTGACGGCAGCGTTGGGCAGTATCTGGTTTTAGTACTTATTACCAGCACAAATGCATTGATTGGATCATGAGTGAATTAGTACAATGGCCTTATGATATTGATTACGACACCATTTGGTTTGTTGTTGGTCAAATATCCAATCAAATCTCCGGACGTGGACTAAAAGAGCTGGAAGATAAACTGGAAGAAGAAGGTTTGGTGATGACAGGCGAACTTAAGGGTTCACTTTTTAGAGAGGTCCGCCAGAATAATCAAGCCTGGATGACAGAAGTTGCTCTTCAATTTGAAGCGTATGGGCGCTTTAAAGACATGAAGGAACTTCATTATTCCAAACAGGCTCCGGTTGATGAAATTATGAAGTTCGTCAGGAACGTAATGGATGGTACTGGCACAAACAAAAAAGACCATAAACCATTCACTTATATCTCAGGACGTAAGGATGGCACATTTCCAATTGACAAGGAAGTTGCAATCCGACAGATTGCCTGGGCAATTGCACGTTCACGGATTTACCAACCAATTGTCTTACGAAAAGGTAAAGGCTGGTATATCCGGAATTACATGAAAGAAATTTATGGTGAGATTGAAGTAAACATTCAGGCAGCAGCAGCGCAGGCCGTCATGAACACAGTCGCCAAAGCTTTAAAGGATAGAAAATAATATTTGGTGTACCTGGTTGATATCAGCTGCCGGTGCAAAATTTAATTCTGAAAAATGATCGATTTCATAAAAGAAGGCTTAACCTGGTACGATGTTGACCTGGTGAGAAATGAGATACAGCACATAGTTCCGGCGATGGATCCGGAATTATTCCCTGACAGAACGGGCTTGAAATACTTTCTGGATCTTGATATCCCGGAATTCCCAATGAGCAGCTCATTTCAAACCATGATTACTCTGGAAGGAAGAGAGAAACCGCCTATTCTTTCTGCAGGCGCACTGATTTATGAAGGTTGTTCTTTCCGTCTTGAAGAACTGCTTGCTGGTCAGCTGGATATTGCATTACCACTGAAAAATGATAAGCGGCTGAGTGCCATTGCCAGTCTCACAACTAAATACAGAATCAGGGAAGTAATTGAACCTGCTTTGCTGGATAAGACATTGCCAAGCAGGGTTGCGATGCGCGCAGGATTGGCAATGCGTGATTTTGTTGGCTACGAACATTCCTTCTTTTCTCGTTACCAGGCTGAGAAAAAGCAGTTTCTTACCTGGCATCCAAATAATAAGCTTGTAAGCCAAAACCAGAGAGAGTATTTATATTTTCTTCTTAACCTTTCGCCGCTTCCACAGGAAATTCAGCTAAGAGTAAGAGTGACCAAGGCAGACGGATCTCGTAATGTATTAACCAAGGAGGCTATTTCCGGACTACGTGCATTTCAGGTTATATGTTGTCAGGTGGGTGCTTCCATTTTGGAACTGGATTCGGACGTTGTACGGTATGATGTTTGGTTGTCTGACGGTAATAATGAGCGATTTACCGAAGTTCGGTCTTATAATATTGATCGTAGGGCACAGCCGTTTGAGCGTTTCTTGTTATTCTCCAACTCTTTTGGATGCTTTGATACTATAAGGCTGATTGGAATGGCTAGTGAAGAAACGGACATTTCAAGAAACACTTCCAGGAAAGAAAGAGAAGCGGGCAAAGGCCTGGATTTTTCAGAGCTGCAAATAATTTCTGTCACTGAAAATAGCGGAATTAAGGTTTCAACCGGACTATTTGAAAAGGATGCGACTGTATATCTTGATTATTTAAGGGAATTGCTGTTGTCAGAAATTATCCTGCAGGATACTCCTTTTGGATTCGAAGCAATGAATCTGATCACTTCAAATATGGAATATAGTAAGGACCGGCCAGGCTTAATAGAAAGAAGCTTCGAACTGGAAAGAACATATTCGGACAAAAATTACAGCCGGATGCCTGCCGTAGCAAAACTTCCCGGGCGGGCGACAAAATGGGTTGGTATTTCTGCCAAAGCCGTCCTGGATGATTTTGGTAAGCGTACAGGTAAACTAGTCTACGAGCGCCTGCAAAAAGTGTATGTAGATGATTCCACAAAAGTCATTCCTTATGCCATTAAACCTAACATTCCCGGGGATCCCGACTATTTGGAACCCATGACCGAAGCTTCCATTATTCCAGGAAGTACACCTTATCCAAGTATTTTGATTTCTCGTGCCATCAGTTTTAAGAGAAATAATTGTGCGGCTGATTATTTGGGCACGGCTCCGGTTATTGTTATTGCTGCTGGGGCTTATGGTGGAGAAATACCAGGTGATGCTGACGAGCTTGCCGAAGCGAAGTTTACCAGCCAGAATACTCAGGATTATGCGAATTCAATAGGGACTTGTGAACTGAATAATGTACCAATTCACTATGCTTTGTTTCACAAAATGCCAATGGACGGATCTCTTAAAGTGATCGGTACCGACTTGTATGGCCCTGTTGTGGATTTGCGTCTGAATGGCGAGCTGATCATTTCAAATACGGTCGGACAGTCACCGTCAATAAACAGAACGTCAGATCATACTTATATGCCTGGTTTAAAAACATTGGTATTTGAAGTAGAATATGCAAGCGCTCCTTTTCATCCGTTCAAAATTAAAATTATTGGAGAAGGCGTAGAAACGTATGTCAATAAACCCGGCTTTTACATTTTTGAAAATGTATCTGTTCAAAGTTCCGACGAACCTCTTATTACTGAAATTATAGCAGCCTAACTGATGTACACAGATATCCGAATTGACGGCGAAAGCCTTGACCTGAGCGATAATGTTAGGATCCCGATTGATTTATTCAATCCGCACCTGAGCTATGAAACCATACCTAACTCTCGGGCAAACATTCCCAATATTCCTTTTTCCGTTCGTAATCAGCGTATTTTCGAATATGCAGAGATGCCACAGGCAGGAAATGACTTGTACTCTTACGATTGTGAAATAATTTATAACGGCGCTCTTGTTTACCATGGCAAAGCGTATGTTAAGTCAGCTAATCCGCTCACTGGTTACCAGCTTGAAGCAGGTGATGATCTGGGCAGATTCTTTGGAGTTTACCAGGATACTGTTTTGACAGAACTTGATCTTGGAACATTGCCCCGGCCGGAGACGCTTCCTACTGTGATTGATTCTGATGGTGAATCGGCATTTTGTTTTCCTACCATTCTCAATCTGGATTACTATGGAACAAATGGCGCGATGCTTGATTATTCAGGTTATGTAAACGATTATGAAGCTGAAACCGGTTATACAGCATCCGGTCCCAAAGTGCCTGTGATTTTTGTAAAATTCTTATTGCAGCAAATAGCAGCTTTGACCGGGATCCAATTATCGGGAAACTTTTTGACTCATCCGACTTGGAGCAAATTGCTCTTAACCAACTGGCGTGCAATGGATACAGATACTGAGATCACAGTTAATAAGCACGTGCCAGCGTGGACAATTCCATTTTTATTGTTGGAACTACGTAAGGTTCCCAATCTTGAATTGGTGTTTGATACGGTTCAAAAAAAGCTTTCTTTAAATTTTTGGGAGGAGAAACTAAATGCGTCAGCAGTTCAGGACTGGACATTGAAGGCAACTCCAGGCCATGAGAAGTACCCGGAATTTAATCGCCGCTTACAGCTCGCATTTGAATTGGATGGTGGTGATAGTTTAATGAAGGACAAGCCTGAAATTATGGGAGACTACATAACGTCAGCTGGTACAACTTTGGGCGGTGACGCGATCGGTTTGGTAAAGGTTCCTTTCAGGCTGACAACGTTTATGTCAGATTTGGATATTCCCAGAGCTAAACAAACTGGTGTAACAAAGGAATTTAATCAGCTGAGTGTAACTACTGCTCCCAGATTACTATTCTGGCATGGTGTAATTGGCGATTTCCCTACTGCACTTCCAGAATTGGATAATATAGGCTTGTATCTAAACGGGCCAAATGGTATCGCTGCCAAAAGTTGGAAACGTACTGAGCAGCTTAGAAAGGAAATGTTTTATCTTAAGAAAGGATTTGTGCTTACTGAGACGGATCTGGCATTGTTGGATTTTACTAAGCCAATTCATTATAATGGGTTGAATTATTTGGTAGCGCATATTAGTGGAGAACTTCCATTTAATAAGGAATTCATTTGCTTACTTGTTAAAGTTTAATACTCTTTTGAATTAATAAAATCAGTTTCATTATTATATGTTTTTTTTCCAACTATATACTTAACAATTTTATTTTGTAAAGGTGCAAATGGCAGGGGATATTCATATTCGATAAACATTGTATACTGACCATTATCCCAGATCACATTTATTGTATGAGCGAAATGTGAATATTTTGCTTCATATTTTCCATGATGGAATTGCAATACTTGACCATTGTGAATAGATGTGTACTTTTCGGTTAAAGTGTAAATTTCATTTTTTTCATCTATAGCACCCTCAGATGTAATATTTGTCCCCAACATGCCTGATATTGTAATTTCAACGTCATGTAAGGGATATTTGCCATTATTAGTAATTTGGAAGGAAACGCCTCGATACTTCGTTCCATAATACCCAAAATCTCTTTCATTAGAGTCTTTTAATCGTTGTAACGGCGTAGCGTAAAGTGATATTAAGGGTTTGTTATTATCACCAATAACATAATTATGGACATCCTTAAGGGTTCTAATAACCTCCGATTGCTTCGCTATTATATCCTCGTACTTTAAGTTTAATTTATCCTGTGTTCTACTTAAAGTGTCCTGTTTGCCCTGTAAATTTTTGCTTTCCTGAATGGCGTCCTGTTGTAATCCAATTATTTTATCTGTATCCTTCTTGTTGTCGGCTTCGTCACTTTGTTGTTTCCAAAGTTGTAAAAGAATTGTCGCTATTGAACTAATAACAATAAAAGTTAATATCATGTTTTTTTTAAAATTAATGTTCATTGAGATTGAGATTTAATAAACGAGAAATAATACCATTCAGCCATCCTTTCAAGGTTCAACCAAATTAAGTCTTGTTCATTGGATTCTACTTCAATCAATTCTAAAATTATTGGAAGTTGTCGCCTGATTTGAACGGTCAAATTTTCAGTTTTATATTCATCCATTGCCTTATGACTTCGAAATTCAATAATTTTCGCTTTCATAACTGGATTGTAATCACAAAAAATAAAGGCCGCTTCGGATTCCGAAGCGGCCTCATACCTAAATTTTTTCTTCATTAAGAATATTCTCTAAAATGAACTTTTGGGTTATGTGGGTCTGGTGGTCGTATAATAAATAACCTTTCTACACCCTGTATTTCAGTAATGTAATAAGGAATCCATAAGTTCTCCCGCACGTAAACTGGTACGTTGCGGTTTCTCCATTTTTTACCTCGAGCATTAAGAGTTTCAAAAAACTCCTTAGCGAGGACGATACCGTCATCGAATGTATTTGCCATGATGTAATGCCAGTTTTTAAACCAGTGGCGCTGCTGGTGTTTGAATTGTTGAAAGGTACAAATTTTTGTCCTTTGAAGATTTCGGGCTGTGGCTAATTTTTGTCTTAAATCAAATATTAGCCATGAAAAGAGAAATGAAAACGCCGATTAGCTATTACGGCGGTAAACAGAATATGCTTTCAGAAATACTTCCCAAAATTCCACCACACACGATTTACGGTGAACCATTCTTTGGTGGTGGTGCGGTGTTTTGGGGAAAGAAACCTAGCCGGGTTGAAGTCGTTAATGATATTAACAACCGTCTTATCACCTTTTATAAGGTTTTGAAATACGATTTTGAGGATCTTCTAAAACTGGCCGATGAAACATTTCATTCCCGTTCGCAGCACAAAGATTCTGGAACGGTTTATTTGTCCCAGGCTGATGAAGTGACAGATCCATTAGCTTGTGCCTGGGCCGTGTGGGTACAGACTAATATGTCGTTTGCAACCAGGATCGGTGGCACATTCGGATATGATCGTTCCGGAAGCAGTGCTTTAAAGCTTTATAACAAGAAAAAAAGCTTCATTGATGCGTACCAGGAAAGAATGAAGCGTGTAACAATTGAAAGCTATGACGCTTTGAAGGTGATTAAAACGTACGATTCCGTGGACACATTCTTTTATCTGGATCCTCCTTATGTTTCCAGTGACCAAGGACATTATTCCGGATACAAATTGGAAGATTTTAAAGCGCTCCTGGAAGTATGTGCCAACATGAAAGGAAAATTTCTTTTGAGCAGTTATCCGGAAACACTTTTGACAGATTACCGAATTTCACGAGGTTGGAAATCAGAGGATCATGTAAAGACGCTGGCTGTTGGTCCACGAAAAGAGCCAAAAAAGAAGACTGAATGTTTGACGTGGAATTATTAGTTAGAGTCTTCTTAGGGATATTGTTGAAAATTATAACATGTCTTAAAATATAAACATCCAAATAATTTGTGTTGTAATTTGTGAACGATTTTGAAGAGAATAGTATTATTTGAAAGGCAATAGTGCTGTAAACTCAAATTTATAATATGGAAGAGCAATTTAATAAAATGATTAAGGCAATGGAAGAGGCAGCTAAAAATCTGAATAGTGTTTTGACAATGGATCAGTTTAAAGTAAACCTTATGGCAGCAGGAAACCCTGATTCATTACTCAAACAAGCGGATCGAACCCTTGCCCTTACTGATATAGTCAATGGGTTGAATCATTTAAACCAATTTATAGGTTGTGATAAACTTCCCGAAGACAGGTTGCAAAAAGAAAGCATTTTAAAAAGTCTGGAAACATTAAAAAATGGACAGGCTGGTTTCGTTACGAAATTAGATGCTGTTGTGAAGAACAAGGTTGCTGTCTCTATGAATGGTAAACCTATAAATCTAGGTGAAGTAGTTCCTAAGATTTTAGTGGATATTACAACTGCAGCGATTAGGTTGATATAAAATCATAACAAAGTAGACCAAGTTTAATTTAGGCCCCCTATTTGGGGGCTTTTTTGTGTCCTTTCTGCTTGCTGCCACGCCAATTCCTTTGCATTCGGTAAAGTTCGGAGACTGTCTCTGGACATGTAGAATGACTGAGGAGAAATGGCTTTACAACAGAATGAGACCGTTAGCATCACGCTTAAAATTGAAGGTGATGAAGCCAGGAATAAACTGGCTCTACTGGAAAAGGAATCCCGGAATCTTGAAAAAGCGCTTAAAGATGTTCCCAAAGGTTCCGCGGAATGGCAGGACCTAAATAAGCAGCTCAATCAAAATACCATGGAGCAGGCTAAGCTCCGGAGCGAAGTCGGTTTAACTGGCCTGACATACAAGCAGCTTCAAACCGAAGTCAAAAACCTGACGAAAGAAATCAGCAAAATGACTCCGGGCACCGCTGATTTTATAGCGAAATCCAAACAACTTAATGAAGTAACAGCCAGGGCAAAAGAAGTCCGAACCGAAATGAACGGTCTTGGCGAAGCAATTGATGCACCCAATAAACAAGGATTGTGGTCTAAAATGGTCTCGGGAGTCAATACCGTCAAAGGTGCTTTCAATGCCTTTCTTGCACTTGCTGTTGTTCAATACATTTTTGAATTAGGCAAAGCGATTTTTGAGACATCTTCGAAATTCGAAAAGTACGAAAGTGTACTTACCACTGCACTGGGAAGCCAAAAAGAAGCCAGGGAAAGTATGGAAGCCATTAAGAAAATGGCAACGAATACAACTTTTGGTGTGGACGAGCTGACAGAAGGCTATGTAAAGATGGTCAACCGTGGACTGCGCCCGAGTCAAAAAGAAATGATGTCTCTGGCAGACTTGGCATCGTCACAAGGAAAAACTTTTGATCAGTTGATTGAAGCAGCTTTGGATGCTGCAACCGGAGAAAATGAACGACTTAAAGAGTTTGGTATAAGCGCAACTAAGTCCGGAGACCAGGTGACATACTCATTCAAGGGTATGCAAAAAACGGTTGCCAACACTCCGGAAGCTATTAATGCAGCAATTCTGGCATTTGGTGAAATGGAAGGTGTAGCCGGATCCAATGCAACTCAAATGGAAACCTTGGGCGGTAAAGCGTCCAATCTGGGAGATAGTTTTGATGGCCTGATGGTAGAAATGGGAACAGGTCTGCGACCCGTTTTTATTGCTGTTTTAGATCTGATCAGTGCTTCCATTCCAGTACTAAGCTTCCTGGGTAAAGCTCTGGGAACTGTTTCTCTGATTTGTAAAAGTTTCGTAATGGGAATTATAGATACCGTCGCAAATGCCGGAAAATCTATTTATACCCTGGGTGCTGCTGCTGCTGAGCTTGCAAATGGAAATCTTGCCGGAGCTAAAAAAATGCTGGATACCGCCCTGGATTATGGCAAGGCATCTTTGAATTCTTTCAGCGAATCCGGAAAAAAAACCAATGCCGAAATTATAGCAGTATGGAAAAATCCTGCTGCCGAAGTAGAAGCAAAATTTGCAGGAAAAAAACAGGGTGAGGCTCATCAAACGGAGTTAACAGCAGCCCAGGTAAAAGAAGCTGCAAAACGGGTCAAAGAAAAGGAAAAGGAACTTGCTGAATTTAAAGCTGCTGAAGACAAGTATGATGAAAAGGTAAAAGCGGATCGTGCAAAAACGCTCGAGTTAATTGCCCAGCTTGAAAGTGAACACGATGCTACGGTTGCAAAAAATAGCTTAGCTTCTGATACTGCCAAAATTGAAGAAAAGCGTAGAAAGCGGTTGAAGGAAGTGGCCGATTCATTGGCCGATGAAACGACTAAGGAAACTGCCAGGGCTGCAATTAACCGGAATGCGGATGCCGATATAGAAAAAACCAAGGAAGAATACCGCAAAAAAACACTGGCTGCTGATCAGGAAGCTGCTCAAAAAAGAATTGAAAATACTCGTTTTATAACAGAAACTGAGCGGCAGGCTGAGTTGGCCCTGCTGGATTGGAAGGAACTGAATGCAAAAGGCAGTGCATCAAAACTTGCTGCCATTGCCAAAGAGCGCCTGGCCACTGAGCTGAGATATCTTAAAGAAAAACTGGCTCAGGAAGAAGCAGCTGAAAAAGAAAGAATTAATGCTGATATCACTGATCAGGATCAACGTGCAGCTGCTATTTTGGCTGTGGAAGGCCGGTATCACAATGAATCTATTGCAGCTGACAAGAAAGCTGCAGTAGATAAAAAGGCTATTGACGATGATCTCAAAGAGAAAAAGCAGGCAAATCTGAAATCTTATTCAGACATGTTTGCATCCCTCCTTAAAGGGGACATTTCCGGTTTTCTGGATGGTGCAAGTAAAATAGTATCTGGGCATAAAGCTGCCTGGCAAGAGCGGATTGCAGCTGACACGAAAAATTTTGAAATGGGCGCTCAGGCAGCCCAGGCAGCAGTAAACTTCCTAAACAATCTCGCACAGGCAAAAGCGGACAAAGCCATTGCCACAGCCAATCGGGAACGGGATGAAAAAGTGGCGATCCTACAAAATGAATTGTCCGTCACTGAGGTGCTTATCACGGCAAGTTCCAACTATGTAACTGCGCTTAAAGAGGCAGAAACTAACAGGCTTGCCGAACTCCAGCGTATACTCACTTCCGAAACGAGCACAGAAGAACGAAAACGGGACGCTCTGAAAAAATATTATTCTGAGCAACTGCAGCAAATGAAGGCTGCTGAAGAGCAGAAAATTCAGGACTTGCAGCGCCTGGCAAATTTGGCTAAAACGGATGACGAAAAACGGGCAATTGAGGCTAAGATCGCACTTGCCGTAAAAGAGTCTGAGGAAAAAATACGCCTGGCAGAAGAAGAATCCCAGGCTAAAACAGAAATGCTGGATACTTTGCAGGAATTTACTGTCGAAAGTTCGGCCACTTTATTGACTGATGCCCAGCAGTCAAGTGAGAAGCAAATAAATCTTGCGTCTGATGAAGCTGAACAAAAGGCAGATTTCAAGGCAGATTTGGAAGAAACGATCGCATCGGAAAACCGCAAAGCCCGTGCGACTGAAATGGCCGAAAAAACAAAAGCTTTCAAGGCTCAAAAGAAAGCTGATATCGCCACTGCATTGATAACGGGCGCATTGGCCGTTTTAAAAGCGCTTGCTAACTTTTTCCCTTTAAATATAATTCTTGCAGCGACGGCAGCGGTCGTCACTGGTGTGCAGATCGCAAAAATTAAGAATCAACCGGATCCGACCTTTGCCCATGGTGGATTCATTGCCCGTGGTGGAAAACATGGTGCTCAGTACAGTGATGGTGGAATTGCATTAATCGACCGCGCGTCCGGACGTGAAGTAGGTGAAATGGAAGGAGATGAAGCAATTATTTCAGCTGATCAGACAGCTGCTAACCTTCCGATGATCCATGAAATGTTTAAAAATGCGCGTACTCCTGGCATGCGGAATAAGGCCGTATCTTCTGAAAAAGGATTGCAGAGCAGCTTTCGGGATGGTGGTATGTTTGAATCTCCTTACTGGAAAAAGGAAATGTATTTGTTTGGATCCAAAAAAAGAAAAGCAGCAGCCGCGGCCGCTGCTGCCGAAGAAGAAGCGGCTGCAGCGCAGGCCGAAGCAAATGCTTATACCGCAGATCTGCCAAGTGCTGACACATCTGCTTATGATGGCTTAGACGGCTCCGAACCAAATCCAAGTACTGCCGAATCTTCTGCTGCATTTGAAGCTTCGCAGGCTCAGGCAAAACAACAATTAAAATTACTGCAGGAAATAATTGATACGATTGAGGCAGGCACGGAAGATACCGCTTACGCGCTGGACCTGGTAGCGAAAGCGGTTGGAAATAGTGCAGTGAGCACATCCGACGCGCTGGTGAAAATGGGTGGTGAGGTTAATTCTTTGAAAGGTAGTATTGACGGTGTCAGGGGTGCAGTTTTGGAAAATGTAGGTGCAACCCGGGGTGTAGAAAACGCTGTAAACAACAGTAATGCGAACGGCGTTTTATATGGTATTTTGGATAGAATAAGTAACCTAAAATGAGGAAAAATATGCCGAAATTGGTTATATTTACAACAGGAACTAAAAACACTACTCAGCAAAATGATTAAGGAAATAACGTTATGCGTACCTAAATACGTTAAGAAGTTTATTTTATCCGAACCAGATTACGAATGTATTTCCGACAATGTTATTAAGGTTCCAAGGCTGTCAGAATTAGGACATTTAATTAACGGTTTCTCCCGGACAATTCCTTACACGCAGCCAATTCAGGAACATTCGCTAACCAAGTCAACCGAACTGCTTACTTTTAAGTACAATTGTAAAAAGAAAGCTTTTGACATACCGGTTCAGCGATACTCAGTTCTGGTGGCTTTCCTGAATGAGCAGTTCCGTGCTTCATTGATACGTGAAGTAACTGTTATCCATTCGCTTCATAATGATGACGACTATGGATGGATGGTACGTTTTTTTCTTAAGCAGCGTGGTGTGATTGTAGACGATGCCCAGGAGAAAGATATGGAATGGGAAACGGCAAAAAAGATTTATCGTGATCATTTAAGCCGTATTAATGAGAAAAACGCTAAAAATCGCAAACTTTCGAAGCCTGTTTTGTCAGGGTTAGAGCTAGTTTGTAGGGTTTAACTCACCGTCGTCAGGGCTACAACTACTTTGTAGGGGCCAAAAACCGCGTTTCTTTCCAAGAGACGTGGTTTTTTAGTTATTTGAATACCTCTTTTTTCGTCCTTTCTGTTGGGTGCTGCCAGCTTTAATTTTGAGTTATGGCAACAGTTACATCCAGTCAACCATGGGAGCAAAAACAGCTCAATCAATCGGGGATCCGGCGTCTCAAAATCGTAGACGCTGATATGCTTCTGGTTTTGAACAATTGGTTGATACCACAAAACGATTTTATCTTTTATGAATTCATCTTTCCATCAGACCTTTCCTGTATTGCCTCATTCGGCAGGCAGCTAAAAGAAAGCGGATCCCCATTTTGGAACCAAAACATAAGTTATGCATTGCCACACGTCTCTGATATGCTGGTAATGTGGGCGGCTGAAAATGCTTATAAACTTTGGATAGTAATTGCAGAAGATTACAATGGTATTACCCGGGCGTTCGGTGGATCCTGTGAAGGTTTAAAGATGAGCTTTCAGGCAACAACCGGAAACGGACCGCGGGATACCAACCCGATGAGTTTTGCTTTTTCAGCTGAGCAGCTGGCTCCATATATCATACTTCCGGATTATGAGGATAATATCCTTTTCCCAAACGGAGCTGGTTTTTCTTACGGTTTTTCAACAGGTTTTAATTCTTAATAATGACAAGAGAACAATTTAAAGCGTGGGTAAATGAAACCTTCCCCGACAATGTGACCAGGGCCATCTCAGAAAACGATCTCCGGGATGGCCTTGATAGGATGGCTGATCATGTTTTTGATACACTCGAAAATATGGATACAAAGGTAAATTCAATCAATAGCCTGGTCTTTCCAATGAAAAAGGGATTCGTTTATGCTGCATTGGATACGAATTTCAGTGCAACTCCGAAAATGCAGGTTTATTATAATGATGGTACGGCACAAACCAAAGGTGATTTATACACTTGGCCAATTGAACAGTTAAAAAATCTTATTTAAAATGAAAAATCTATTTAAATTCTTAATCCCGTTCCTTTTTGTAGTTCCTGTTTTTGGCCAGGCCGGATTCCCTGTTAAAGTCGATGCAACCTTTTTTGATGGCGTAAAATTATCTTTCAATAATTCTACTGCACTTAAAGAAGGAGGGAAAGTAATAACCCAGGAAGAATTAAGGTCCAGAATAATTAGAGAAGGGTCGCCTTGGGCCACCGGCGGCGGTGCTTACCTAAAATGGAATGGTCAATCGGCGTCAGGGGGGTTAAACGTCGGAGGATTAAGTTCCGGATCGAGCGTGAAATCTATTTATGCGGAAAGTATCGTAATTTCTGCATCAAAAACTTGTATAATGCAGCCTGTCGGGTGGTATTTAAAATCGCCAATAAGTGGCTTGCCAGTTGGTAGCACTCAGGTACTTTCCAATCAAATTGTCGTAAGTGCTGGATCCTCAGTAACAATTCCTTTAAATCAATTAATTACACCTGACAGGGCAATGATCTCTGTCGCTGTCACATCCGTCATTGATCAGGATCCACGTGTCATATTCCCGCAAATATCTGGAGGCTCGGTCGCTTTGAAAACTGATGTGAATGATGGTACCCTCTTAGGGCCGTCTACGCCAATAAGTGACGGAACCTTCTCTTACTTACTAAATGCCAGAAACGCGTCTGGTTCTGCATCTTCCGGCACAATCACGCTAACGCATCAATTGCCAAGTGATGTGAATTACATTTCTTCGTCCGGAGCAGGTTGGACTGTTAATGTTGTAAATGGATTACTGACTGCTACCACTTCTGATGTGATCACAAATGCCGGTGTAAAAAGCCTAACCGTAATCCTATCGCCAAAAACGGCGATATATGCAGGTATTGCTGGATTCGGTTATCAGGCAGATATTGATGTAAATTATGATGCCCCTCCTATTGTCTGGAATGGAACAAGCATTACAGCGGGGACAGGTGTTACAAATTACACGGCATCTTATCCTTATTTGATCAGGAACTGGATCAGGGATGTTAAAAATGTTAAAACCCGTGTTGTCAACAAGGCCATATCGGGAACATCGTCGGTTACACACGAAAGCTTAAGAGCTTTTTCTAACAGGTATGACTTTGCTGATGCACCTTTTGCGGCGGTGATGGAGCACGGTATTAATAACAGTGCGCAGGCTGTAGCTACCTCGGTTTCTGTGGATAACATGAAGGCTTATGTAAAGCAAATGAAAGCACAGGGGGCAAAATGGGTCTTTATCTTCGCGCCCTATCCAACCGGAAACGCACCATTAGAAGCATTAAATGCGACACTTTCCACAGCACTATCTGCCGGCGTTGCGTCGCTCAATGACCCCAAAGTTAGGTATGTGATAGAGACACGCAGTATGTGGAATCCTGTTACGCAGGACGCAACTTATACCACAGATCAAATTCACTTAACCGATGCTGGAAATGCAAAGGTCTTTGAAGCATTTGTGAGTCATATAACAACTAATAGCCTATTTTAAGCCGTTTTCTTGTCCTTTCACCCCCGTTATAATCATTATAATCTTGTAACCACTTAATAATCGAACTGATTAACCAGGTTACATGAATCCGCTTTTAACACAATTCTTATGGTACATATCTGAGGCGCATCTGCCTGAGCTGCAATTCAAATTAAGGAACCCTCAAAGGGCTCCTTTTTCTGCTATACTTCCTAAAAGTTTTGATGCTCAAATACAGGCTTCGGGAATGGCGAAAGCTTATAATGATTTTCTAACTCAAGTTTATTCTACCGATAAAAGTGTGCTGGTACTTCCGGTACAAGGCGAAATGAGCCGTTCCAGTTATTATAATTACGGAAATGACTTCTTCATTCGGCAGCTAAATGCAGCTGCAAAAGATAGTGATTATAAAGGAGCTGTTTTGCAGATGAATACGCCAGGCGGAACTGCTGACTCGACGCCGGCTTTCGCTGATGCTGTTGCGGCTTTTAAAAAAGTAAAGCCCATTGTAACGCAGACTGCTTATTGTGCAAGTGCCGGATACTATGTGGCCAGCCAGGGAGATGAGATTATCATTGAAGACCAGGCTGCGAGCTCCATTGGATCCATTGGAACGCTGCTCATACTTGAAAATTATGCTGAGAACCTTAAACAACAGGGAATCAGCATGGAAATCATGCGTGCGAAAGGTAGTGAAGACAAAGCCCGGGTAAACTGGATTGAGGAAATTACTCCGGAAGCAAAAGCGGGATTGCAAAGTATGCTTGATGCCTGCCAGAAAGAGTTTGCAGGAGCCGTAAAACGTGGCAGAGCTGGAAAAATTACAGCAGCGGCCATGACAGGTAAGATGTTCAATGCTTCTGATGCCTTGAAAGAAGGCCTGGCAGATAGCAAAGGTGATCTTGCTTTTGCAGTACGCCGGGTGATTGAGCTAAGTAAGTAAGTTTTCAAACTATAATTATTATAAAATGAGTAAGTCAAAAAAGAGTGTTGGGGCGTGGCTGAGTGATGTTTTTGGAACTTCTCACAAAGCGATATCAGAAAATTTAAGCACGGAGCAATACAACCAGCTGGTAATTGATGCAGGAAAGTTCCGTGAGTCGGAAGAATCAAAGCAGCAAGATGATGAAGCTGATGAAACCGATGAAGAAGAAACTACGGATAGTGAGCAAACGGATCCTAAAAATTCAAGTTTTGAATCCCGCCTTAAAGCGCTGGAAACCGGCCTTGTAGCTGCCCAGAATGCTTTGAAAGCTGAGAAGAAAGTAAGTAAGGGATTGACTACCAAACTGTCAGAAGCTGAAATAAAACTGACTGAAACGCAGACCAAACTTGCTACTTCCGAAGAACAGAAAACGAAATTACGCCAGGCTGTTAATCCACTTGGCGATGAAGATCTTACAAATAAGGAAGATTCAACAGCAGGATTAACTCAGGCAGATATTGAGGCTCGTAAGAGCTATAAGGCAAACCGCTCAGAGGATTAGATCCGTGAAAATGAACGAGCGTCGGTGCAGTCATCCCGAAACGATTGAGGTGATAGACTAGTGAGCAGGGATCGGCTGCACCGTTTTTAAACGAATCAATTTTTTACAATTTAAATAGGGAGAGGAAATGGCAAGTGTGGATTTAAGTGCCCTGGATACATCATTGAAACACCGTAAGGCAAAAGGAGAAGGCCTGATGGTTAAGAAAATGACAGCCGGGTGGGGAAAAGTTGGTGGATTTAAAAAGTTGAGAGTTATTGATCAGATCGTACTTGGATCAATGGCCTTTAAGAGCCTGGCTCAGCCTGGTGGAAAAGGAACTTTCAATCCGAAAGCAAATGCGCTTAAAGTACAAGCAAGAATTGGCCAGGTGAGACCAGCCAAAATTGACTTGTTGATTACCGAAATTGAACGCCTTGAGCTGGAAGCAACATACTTTGCAGAAGTCGAAGGTACGGATGGACGTGATCCTGAGAAATTCATGTTTGCAGATCACATCTGGGAACATGTAGTGGAAATTGCAGGTGTAGATACTTTAAGAGCTGTCTGGGTTGGAGAGCTAAATTCTGCGGGTACAAATGCTGTTGATGTATGTAATGGTATTGTTACATTAATTGACTCAGCCATTGAAACAGATGAACTTCCGGAAACGCTTATTCTAACTCACTCGGATGCGAATTTTGTTATTACAGAGGCAAACATCATATCTGAGATCAAAAAGCTGGTTAAGATTTACCGTACAAAATTACCAGCCTATGGTGATACGCCTTCTGTGTTTTACCTGGCGCCAGAACGTCTGGCTGAATACCAGTTTGCACTGGAAGCGGCATTGGGTATGGTGAATACGTACAATTCCTTTAACCAGGTTGTTGTGTACTTTCAGAAAAACATTCGTTTCGAGCCGGTTCTGGATCTTGCAGGAACTGACTTTATGGCCATCATTCCAGAAAATAACCTGGTATACCTTACTGACCGTAAGGATGCAAAAACAGAACTTGACAGCGATTACAATAAACGCGACCGTTCGATTGCCTTGATGGCTGACTGGTGGTTTGCACCGGAAGTATACCGTATGGACATTATCGCAACTAACGATTTGCGTACACGTCCTACGCTTTCCGGGGAATAGTTTCAAAGTGAGGTAGGAAAGAAAAGTAGTTAAAATTATGAATTGCCGGTTTCTGCCGGCAATTCTTCCATCCAAAATTTAAAAATGAATAAATATCTTAAGTTCTTATTTGTGGCTGTCGTAGCCATTGTTGCAGCACATTTGGTACCGTTGTTTTCTGATGGTGATGCAGTGGATATGGTTTTTGCCATTGGTCCCGCATTCGCTTCGTTTACCAATCTTAGAAACATTGCAGAACAAACCTCAAATGCCCCGGGTATTCGTCGAATTGGCGTCATTGCAGTAAGAGATTTGTTGCCCACAGTAATTGATTGGCCAAAGGCTGTCGGACCAACTTTGGACGTGAACCTTGAAACTATGGAAATTACAACTGCTCTTCCAGTGGCAGTAGGTAAAACAGTAGCAGTAATTGAACCAGCAGATAACTCAGCGTTTGCAGACTTCGAAAATCAAGGTGAGCGGTACTATCAGTCTTACAAGCACATGATGGGTTTTGATATCGCAGGCTTGACAAAAGCTCAAGCGGTTGAAATGAGGAAATACATTAATACAGGGTGCATTTTCTTTGTTGAATCGCATGACGGCGAAATTCGTGTCTATGGATCAAAGCTGGCTCCAATTGTACTTAAAAGCAAAGGATCTTCCGGTAAAAAAGGTGGTGACAAACGAGGATATTCCAACACTGGAGACAATGATTCTTTTGTGATCGAACCTCCATTTTACCCAGCAACATTGGCGCTGCCTGGTATGACATCAGTTGTAGACGACGGAGAATGAAAGCCGTAAAAGTTAAACTGGCTTTTCCATCCGAAAAGCCAGTTAATTTCAAAATTGGCGAGGTTAACGTCAGAATAGGCAAAATCCCGACCAGTATTGAGCAGCAATGGGCTGACATTATTATAGAGCAGTACCCGGGATGGATCGAACTTGTAGTAAAGAAAAAGGCTGCAAAATTGAGTTTAACCACAAAGGAGGCCTGACATAAACCAGGCCTCCTTTTATTTTTTAATTTCTATTCTTATAAATCATGACTACAAAGGAAAAAATTGCTCTGCATTCTCTTAGGCAAAAGGTAGAGCGCGGAATTTACACTGAGGAAAAAGCTAAGGCAGAATTTGAAAGAATAACCGGCCGTATTGCTGACGAAGTGCCAGCTAAAAATGATGAAGATGGGCAAGTCATGGGGGAGTACCTGGACAGCTTAAACGCAGCGCTGGAAAAAGCAGCTCAGGTGAAAGAGGAAGAACAGCAGGAGGGATCAACCGTGGATCTAAATCCGCTGACAGACAAAATGGTGCAAAAGCGGCCGGCAGCCAAAGTGGTAAAAGTGAAGAAAGCAAGCTAATTCAGTTAGGTAAGCCGCTTACTCCGGATCAATACAAAGTCGAATTCGCCAAGTCTTGTGCCCTGGTTGATGAATACAATCGAAAGTCTGCTGACCTGGCTGATCGTCTGTTTGACATTCCGGAAGAAATGGCCTGTGAAAAAGAAGTAGCTGAGATACTGCACTATGACGAGCTATACCGCAAGGAACTGGCAAAAAGAAAGTTCTTGCAGGAAAACAGAATGCTGCCAGATGATCAGCCAGTTAAAGAGTTCCGTAAGGATTACCACATTCCAACAGCCGGCGTCGATTTAGGTCTGGCCATTCGGAATCTGTCAAAAAATGTGTCAGTTTGGAAGGCTCGGCTTGACAATCCCCGATATCCGGAAGCTGCACAAAAACATGGAATGTATGTGGCCTTATATGAAGAAGCAAAAACAAATGCGGCCGCTGAGCGTGCCCGAATCCAAAGTTTAGCAAATGAGTCTGATAACGACAATTGAACAGGTAAGAGATCATATTGGCAATGCCATCCGGAAGGAACACAGCCTTGAAATACTTACACCTTATTTGAAAAAAACAGAGGAAAATCTGATCACGGATTTGATTGGCCAGCAGCAGCTCACTGCTTTGTATGCTTCGGTGTCTGGATCTTTGGAAACACTTAAGAACCTGGTTGTTGCTGCCATTGTCTGGAATGGATATCAGGAAGCCTGGTATCAGGCATTTTATCAGTTTGGCATTACCGGTGTAAACCGTACGGCTGTGAAAGAAACTGACAACTTGTTCCGGTACCAGGAAGATGCCATTTTAAAAGATATTGTTCGGAAAGCTGATGATGCAATCGAGCGGTTGATGCTATTTCTAGAGAGGAATCTTGAAACATTCCCTTTATACAAGCAATCTGCTCAATTTTCCAGGAATTTCGCTTACCTGGTGTCAACGCCCGGTTCGTTGCAACGATCTCTTCCCGAAGTTTCCAAAAGCTACCGGATGTATTCTGTTCTGAGACTATACATGGATCGGGTAGAACTTAATACTGTTCGATCAACGGTTGGAAGTGATTTGTATAATGATCTAAAATTGAAAGTTTCAACAAGTGCTGCGCTTGACTCTAATTATAAAAAGCTACTTATTCTTACTCAGGATTATGTAGCTCCGGCCACACTATTGGAAGCAATGCCCTGGATCAGTATACAGTTTAGTCCATCAGGTATCCGGATCATGAAGGTATTTAATAACCTGCAGGATGAAAATCCGCTGTCCGACATTCAGGCTCAAAGCCTGATGGATAATCTCCGGAGCCGGATTGCGTCAGCAAAATCAGCATTGAGGGTTTTTCTTAATTCAGTAGCTTCTGAAACTGTTTTTCCGGATTATTTTCATTCGGATTTGTACCAGGCAGTTGGGTCAAAAAAATGGATCATACCTGATAATTCAGGTCGTAAACATTTCAGAATGTGAAAAAGGTAACAATTCCAGAACTTAATGCAGAATGCCAGCTGGTAAGTAGTTATGAGGATCTTAGAAAAAAAGATCTTCTTAAGCTTGTTCGACTGGCTTACTTGAACCCTTCCAGTTTTGTCGTAAAGGTTGCACTGCTTAGAGATTTATTTCATGCTTCGGAGACGGTTTGGGAACAGTTGGTGAAACCAGGTAATCATGACCAGGTTTGGCGTCTGATTAAAATGCTTGATTGGGTGTGGAAAGGTCCTGAATTTCGGCCTGTAATTTTTCTGCGGATCCGTGGTAAATCATATCTGCTTCCTGATGAGAATCTGTTTCAGTTAGGAACAGCAGAATTCGTAATTGCAACTGCTCACCTGATTGGTTTTCATACAGCTAAGGATGACGCAGCTGCTATCAGTTGCCTGGCAAAATTTACAGCTACAATTATCAGACCCAAGCCGGAAGTAATGGAAAGGATCCGCGGTGGCCAACAGAACGGAGATCCGCGTGAATCATTCAATTCCATAAAATCAGAACGCAGGGAAAAGCTATTCAGTAAAGTGGATCTGGTCACTCAAATCATGATTGCGCAATGGTTCAACAATGCTGCCAATAAGCTTTTGACACAATACGGCATGAGAGGTGGTGATCCGGATGCAGCTCCGATTAGTCAGGGGATTTTTGTCCAGGATTGGGAACGTCAGGTGGTTAGAGTTGCAGAAAGCCAGGTTTATGGTGGCTATGATAAAGTAATGGAGCGGCCATTAACCGATGTGCTGGCCTTTATCGAATTGAAAAACGATGAAATCCGGAGACAAATAGCAGCGAATAAAAAGAAGTGACGGGCTGAAAAGCAATTCAATAACAGTGTAAAAGATAGAAGGGATGAAAAAGTTATTAATGATTATGCTCCTGCTCTCATCGCAGTTGAGCACTATTGCACAAATGAAAATCACCATCACTTTGCCTGATAGCATCATTGGCAAAGGATCAATGCAAAATATGATCAAGCAGGCGCTGAAAGACGCCGGTGCTGTACCGCCTGTTACAATCTCCAAATGCAAGGAAGGACCTGTGTTGCGGGCGATCACCAATGTTTCTGCAACTTATCTCAATGCACAGTTCCATGGAGACGGCGTTATAATATTCTCATGGTCTATTAAAAATAGTGCCGGTGAAATATTGCGGAGTGGAGATGTTACACCCACAAATAATACTCCTGGTATCACATACAGTACATTATCACCCGGGGATTATACTTTAACCATAACCGGTAAAAGCTGTTCATCTGAGGCAAGTGCAAAACCTTTCACTGTACCTGGTAAAGATGTGGGAGTTATTGTTCCGCCTAATACGACGAATTCCGGTTCACTCGGCACTTATAAAACCAGAATTGGAGGCCGGAATTACACTTTTAATAAAACTCCGGAACTTTCCCTGGCTTTCAACCAGGACGGGACAATTTCAGATAACACTGCTGCTCTTAACAAGAGTGGCAGTATTCATAAATTAGGGGATCAAAATGTATTTTACGCGATCGGCAATTATCCTTTGGAAACTTCATCTGGATCCGGCCAGAATCTTCAAAATATATATTTGCCTGATGGGATTTACACCATCACACAATATGTTTGCAAGGCTGATAAAGTTCCGGATTTTGCGCGTTTTAAGTCCGGCTTTGAAGGATGGAATGGTATTGGCGTCAACGCAGACAACGCCCGGCGAAGCCAAATCTTTTTATCAATCAATTCTGATTCCAAACAGGGAAATGGAACGGTACCTGCTTATCTGAAAGTTTCCAGGACTTTAGTTTATCCGGAGATTGCCACATTAAAGGATTGGCGCAAGTACAAGAAATTTAATGCTATTGGCGCCTCCAACGGCGCTGGATCCAGATTGGTTTACCACAGGTCGGGAATAAATACCTATTTCAGATCTGAGGACGAAGGCCTGTCTTCAATGTGGCGAACTGACAGAATCCCCGAAAGATGGATTCCATCCAATGATGATTTATATGGTGCAGGCCGCGCCAATGCGCGTTTCATGGGAAACGACATCAATGCAGCCATTACCGATGAGTACGAGGAAAATACACAAGGAACAGGCGGAGATATCAATTTCCGTATGTCTCATTATTACAGAGGATTTTACGATCAGATCAACGAGGTTACAGGTGAAACCGATGCTGCTAAAATGGGTGCATTCGGCACTTATGGCGGGGATCAGTGGTATGGCGCATTCGGCGCAGGGATGGATCGGAGCTACAAATTATATGTTGAATCGCTCACTGATCATTTGTACGACGCCTATAACGGCAATACCGATACCTGGTTTAAGGAAGCGAATTATTACAAATCCGGAGCGGTCAATTTCAGGAACTTGAACTACAAGTTGTATTACTACAACAAAACTTTTCAAACTCCGTACGAGCTGATCTATATCAACGAGCGTATCAAGCTCGGTACAAAAACGTATGAAGGAAAGGACAGAGAACGTAACGTTATTCTGTTTACATCCCCAAAAAGTGAATCTTTTGTTGCAGATTTTGCAGGTGGGGTAGAAAAAAGGAACTGGATCGAAATGAACGATACGGGCGAGCTGATCCCATTTGCAGGTGGCGAAATGCTAAGCCAAGTAAACGGCCAGGTTCCTGCTCCCTGGGACCAGATGTACACTGATGCACTTTGGTCGAACCTGATCTGTGGCGGCGTGTTCAATTGGGATGCAGGAAGTACATTTGGTTCAGACACGACAAAATTCATGTTTTGGGGCGCAGATTGGCAAGCAAGATGGAAAGCTACAGGATCTGCAAATTTTGAGAATTATGTTCCTGATCAGCATGGCGCTCCTGCCAATGACGGATCCGGAATGATGCACCGGCTCTATTCTTCCCCACTGGATGCACACCTGGCAGCTCAGGAGGTTATTTGGAGCGTTAGGGATAAGATTCAAAAAATCAGCCACGTTGCCTATCAAAGCGCAATAGGCAATTTTACCCCGATCCCTGGTGATACTGGTCTGCACCTGAATGGCTTTGGTGAAGTCAACCGGAACCAGTTCAATATCTACAACATCTACAAAAAACAGCTTGGTATTGCGCTTCTATCAGAAGGTTCAGGCGGCAGTCTGATCTGGTATTATAACGGATTTCTCAGCCCACAGCTCTATGAAGACGTGACCATAAAAGGCAAAACTTTCCGCGCTTATGGCCGCCAAACCGTAATCATAGAGTTATGAAGAAATACGTCATCATTATAATTGCTGCAGTATTAATATTAACTGTGGCCACAATCTTCTTTGTCCGGAACATTCTGCATAAACAAGAACCTGGTTACAGTGAAATGATTCGGGATAGCCTGGTGATTATCGAAAAAAAATTACAAATACATCACGATTCAACTGTTTTTTGGGATGAACAACATACCATTTTTGAGGCGAAAAACGATTCTGTTAATCGCCTTGACAGCATTGGCCGTGCTGCACTTCGAAACTTCTATCGCGCAAAAGTTGAAGCCGATATCGCCGGAGAAATTCGAACAGGCGCTGCTCGATAGCCTGATTGGTTACGAATATCTGAAACCCAGGTATCATACGCTTCTAAAAACAAATGAATACCTGATGAAAGAGAACCAGGACTACAAAATCAAACTGCATTTAATGTCTTTGCAATGTGAAGCTGAACGTGCTTCCTTCGCTGATCAGCTGGCTAAGGAGAAGAAAAAAAGGAAGAAATTGATATTGCTGTATGTGATAGTGGGAATGGTAGGTGGTGCAATAATTAATTAAAATGGAAGAATTACTAAAGAAGCTGGGTCTTACGCCAGAGGGTTGGATTATCTCTTTTTTTGCTGCGATCCTGTTTGCGATCTACCGAATCTATGAGCAGGACGAGCCGACGTCACAAAGGAAGCGTGTCCGGATCATTATCATGGCACTTACCAGTGCATTGTTGGTACCAGGCCTGGTGGTTTACTGGTTGGGTGTTCAAAATGCATTTTTATCTGGAGCAATTACCGGGCTATCAGTGTACTGTTTTGAGCTCATCATTAACCTGGCAAAGAAAAAAGTAACAGAGAAATTAAATAAATCAGAAGATGGAAATTCTTGAAAACATAGCAGTTATACTGCTTAGCGTGTTTATCCTGGTAATTACACTTATGGCGCATGTCGAAATTAAGAAAAACGACCGCTCCATTTTGAAAGCTCAAATCCGGTCGTTAGGTGACGATACGACCGGAAGGATCGTTTACCGTTGGCTGCTGATCCTGGTTGCCGTGTGTGGATTTTTGTGGGGGCCATCAGGCGGAACATATATCTTAATGCTTTTCGCTCTGATCAGCGAACGTTTGATCATTTATCGCGTGTGCCGGCCGAACGATTTCTTAGGTAGAACACTTCAAAAATTTAACTGGTAATTATGGAAATTGTAGTTACAAGGCTGTTTCGTGGTGTTAATAGTACGCTAAGCATATTTGAAATAGATGGGAAATTTGTTGGTGGGCAGTTTATCCTGGAAGATCGAGACCGTGGTTTAACATCCTCCATGAGTCTGGAAGATATTAAACAGGAAAAGGTTTATGGCAAAACGGCGATACCCACAGGACGATATCGGGTTAAGCTTACTTATTCGCCCAGGTTTAAAAGGATACTACCAATACTTATTAGCGTGCCTGGCTTTGCCGGAATCAGGATCCACTCTGGAAACAGCCATGAAGATACCGAAGGATGCTTACTACCAGGCTCAAATTATCGAAAATCAGACTTGGATTATTTCGTAGGTGCCAGCCGAATTGCAAGTGGTGATTTGCGAACAAAAATAGAATGGGCATTTTATCGGAATGAAGAAGTATGGATTGAAATCAAACAAGGTTATAAATAACAGAGGGACATTACTGCCCCTCTGTTGTTTTTAAAGGTCTGTCCCTGGATCTGGGAACAAGTCAAATGCATTTTCATCAAGAAATAGCCCTAATGATCGAAGGTAAATATCTGTGGTATTAATATCCTTGTGACGGTTTTGGAGCTGGATAAGCTTAATGTCTTTTGTCGCTAAGTATAATGCAATATTACCTGTGTGTTTCCAACTGTAAAGATCATAGTCCTGATCAGTTAACCCGGCCAGGTCGAGTATTTTTTTATTTCGTTCATAGAAGTGATTTATACCAACTGCAACCGGACCCGGTTGCTTTTCGATAGAAAATACGTAATAATTTGAAGGGTATTCTCTGATTTTATAGTGTTCAATCAAAGCTTCTAATCCTTTTGGAATACGTACGTGCTCACTCTCATTGTTTTTCGCAATATCACCCGGTACGATAATGGTGCGTTTCAGAAT